TTATAAATATTTAGAGATCTACGATCTTATAGATTTTTGTATTCAATTGTTTAACGTCTCCGTGTTGGGTTAATAATACACAATTTTTGTAGTGTTGCCAGTCTATACGGTAAGATGGATCAACAACACCATTATTTAATTTTTTAATTAAATCGTTAAGTGCGTTAATTGTATATAAAGTATTTGATTCTTTTTTGCGGTGTACTAATATTGTGTTAGCGGGGATTGAATTAATGTTACCTTGCTCTACATTATAGGTAATGACGTATTCACCAGTTGACTTAACAAAAAGCACAAACATTTTTTTATACATAATTGTATATGTAGTTGATAAATGAATAATTAGTTCATCTAATGAGTTCTGCTGTGTAAAAGTAGCATATAGTCTGTTATTCATAAAGTCACTATCAGTTGTATTATAGTCATACATATTGAATGTGTCTGTTGAAATAGAATTTATATTCATTTTAAATTGATTTAGAGCGGTTTTGATTGCCTACATATCCTTTATAACCTAAAGATTCAGCAATTTTTGTATTTATAAATAGTGGTCTGGTGTTAGTATAGTGAAAAGCGTGCATTTGTTGTATAGGATCAGTTAAATCAAAACTAAATAATGGTTTTATATGGTCTATTTCCCAAATTTTACTTTGGTTTTCCCAAGTCATTTCAGGAAGAAATTGATTTTCTAAATGTATTTTCCATTCATTAGCTGTACATCCTAAAAGTTTTTGAGAATTTATTGATATATCTTTATTTTTTAAATAGTTATTAATACTTGATCTTAATATCATAGATATTCTAAAAGAAGGATCACTATCATATCTATTTTTAAAATATATTCGATAATATGCTAAATGTTTTTCTTTATTTTCACATACCCATTTTTTATTATTTTCTTGAAGTTTTTCTTTATTTTTTAAACGCCATTGTTTATTAATTTCATCATTGTGTTGTTTATTTTTATTATTATATTCTTTTTTACAAGATTTACATATGCTATTTAATCCATCTTTTTGGGATTGATTTTGAGAAAATTCAATTTTATCTTTTTTTATTTTACATTTACTACACTCTTTCATTTTATTATAAATATATAACAGTATGACTCTTTCATATATTATCTCATACTGCCGTAATTATGGCCTTTTGTTGTTTTGGTTCGTAAATTGTATTTTGTAAATGCTTGTTGTATTTCTTCTAATATGTCATCATCTTCACAGTAATCTATTAATATTGAATCATAAGTGTATAATACTATTTTTGATACTTTACCTTTTAATAACATCATGATATCCCATAAAATCAATACATTTGTTGATGTTTCTAAATTTTGTAATGTATAGTTAAATAGTTTTTGTGGATTCATTTCCTTTATACTATTTGTAAGTTTATGTCCTGAAATTGGGCACTCTATAAATCCATTTGTTTTAAATTCATTCCATAACTTATCTGTGTGCTTTTGTATTAACTGAAAGTATTCTATATGTTGATACTCTTTGTAAATACCACCATATAACTGTCTAAACATTAGTATTTTTGCTTCATCTATTTCAATACCAGCCTCTTTAGCAAAGTATTGATAAGGTGTTTCATCTCCAAAATCATAATCTACTAAGTGAGCAGCTAGTGTTGGGTGGTAAGCATTTATATCTATTTCAATAAAACAATCATTTTCTGGTATGAATGCTTCTCTACATCCATCATCCTTTTTTAGTGCTGCAAAATTGATGCCGTTAAAGCTATTGGAAGGCCTTCCGGTTGTAGTATATAAATTATACTGTGTATATATTGTGTTGTCTTGTATAGAAAATAGTTCATTGTTTGGTTTAAAAAATTGATCAAATATATCTTTATTTATTTTAATTCCATTTCTCTCAATTGCAGAGAATATGTTTGTTAATTTAGTACAAAATTTTACATTGCCAACCTCAACACAATATTTTTTTACATTGTTGTACACTATTTCACATTTTTCATAATGCTTAACTAAAGGTATAATTGTATTTACATCATCTTTATCACCATGTCTTTGGTAAAAAAAGTCATAAGCATGAGTATTAGGTTCAGTAAATTCAGGTGTATTAAATGATATATCTATTACATTCTTTACAGGAAATGCGTATATAAATGTTTTTCTATCTCGCACATATATTTCACTATATGATGCTAATAAACGGTTAATAAACGTTTTCTCCAGCGCTAAAGCTTCAGTGTGATGAAGACATACCATATAGCCTTTATCGTTGTTTAACGGTTTAATATACAGTAAAGACACATAGTTAAATGATGGGTGAACGTTGTCATTAAAGTATATTGGTTCTACAAATACTTTATCATATCCTTTATTGAATAATTCTCCTAATTGTTCATTAGTTTCGACAACGAAAAACATAACCTTTATTTTTGATTAAATATACTAAATGTATTTTTGGTATCCTAACTTAAAAAGTAAAAGCACCCTAGATAGCGAGTCGTCGGGTGCTTTCATAGCCGCAGCTATAACGGTCCTAATCCGTATGTCTTTATTTATAGTATTTAGTAAAATCCATTTTTAAATATTCTGCTAACATTGGTAATTTTTGTCTTACTGATGTTAATTCGGTTATATTTCTATTTGTTTTATATACTTGCTCTCTATCACCTGTTAATTGCCAAGGTAAATTAAAAGGAATATATAATTGAAATAATATTTGAGAATCTTGTGCTACTAATTTATCGTAAGTTTCTTTGCTTATTTCTAAGTATATTATTTCATTTGTTTTTTTACAAAAATATCTTCTAAATTCTGTGTTTTGATAGTCTTGTTCTGTTGGTAAAGTAGCTGAGAAAAGTGGAACTAAAGTAGTTGGTGGTTTAATTAGAGAAATATTTTTTAAACTTAAATAAGTTAAAATACTACTTTCATTGTATACATTTTCATCATAGACATATGGAGCATCATATGCTAAAGCAACTTCAGATATAGTAGAAGAATAAGTTGGATCTAATATTACTTGACTTCTATCTGATGTAGATTTAATTATTTCTTCATTTGGAGTGTCCTGAGGTGTTTTACCAGTAAAATATTTTCCATTTGATACTTTCCAATAATATCCAACATACGGTAATTTAGTATTACTATACATAAATTCACCTCCATTGGTGTATAGATTAGAAGTTATTTGAGATTGAGGATAATACATACTTATTAAATGGATTAATAGTGTAATTGTCAGGAACTGATGAAACAAAATTTGTTTGTGATTTAGTATAATTATATGGATTCCAAACTTTTCCAGAATATATTTCTATATGCCCATATTTATTTTGGCTGTCTTGTTGATTTCCATCATTTGCCCAATATATAACAATGTCACCAATATTGTATGTTTGAGAATTAAGTAGTTGAATTGTTGCAGGTTTACTTAAATTTTCTCCTACTTTAGTTACAGTATATCCTAATGATGTTAAAAAATTTCGGGTTGAAGTATCTTTAGCATTACCTTTTCCACTTAAAAATTGGGGACCGGGTGCTTGATTTTTTAAACCATTTACAAGAGCAGAAGCAATTGAGTAAGTATATTTAGAACACATACCTGCCTCTCCTTTTCCACCTCTAAAAGTATTATATAATGCTTTATTAAATGCATTTGTATATTTTGAATTAGATATATTATTAAATGTTTTTGGAGAAGCAACTGTTATAGGTGTACCACAAGTTGATGTAACATCACCAGTTAAATATGTTATGGGTCCTGTTTTATATTCATTTTTAGTTGAAGAAGGAGGAGTTAAAACTTCATTAAATTTACCTTTAGAAATACAGAATGATTCTATTTTAGTAAACCATTTATTATCTGCTATATCATGAGTAACTCCTTTAATTAAAAATTCAACGTTTTCAGGATAATTTGAAGGTAAAAAATCAGTATCAACAGTAAATTTACTATATATTTTCATTCCTGATAATCCATCCATTGTTAAAGACATATTAAATGGAATAAATCCAGTACCTGTGGCTAATGATTTTGTTTGAATTGGATCATTAGGGTCTATTCCTTTTTCAAGAAGACTAAGACTATATGATTTAGCTGCTATTTGGTCTTCCATTTGTTTAATATTAAGGATAGTACCTTTATATGAATCTACATCTTCTGTGTTCATTGTAGGTTCAGATACTTCATCACTTAATTCTTCTAACCAATCAAAATAATCAGATAAAGTTTTATTATATCTTGTTTTAAGAGCATCTAATTCTAATGATTGAGTAACTGCTTGATTCTGAAGTAACAATTGTTGTTCTTTTTCTTTTTGTTTTAAAGCGTACGTATCTAATATTTCTTTTTTATATCTATCACTTAACCCAACATTTAATTTAGATAAAGCTGTTGATTCAGATCCTACTACTGAGCCATTTGCTGCGGCTCCTACTGTTACCATTGTAGCTAATTCTGGGGTAAGTTCTGTTGCAAAACTAAAATCTTTAATGAATGAAGCATGTCCTGCTCCATTATATGTAGGAACAGTAGCATCAGGTTCTGTTGAATTATATCCATATAAATCAAATGAAGCTAATTCAGTAGACAAGTTAACTTGTTTTGGATAAAATCCATTAATTTTAGACATTACTTCATCATTATTAGGTAATGGATTAGCATCTATAATTTTAATAGTATTAGTTATTTCATCTATTACTGGTTCTAAAGCATTTAAACTACCTAACCCTTCATTTATACCATCTAATATTCCTTTTAATAAATCAAATAATGATGTTTTATTTTTATTATCTTTTAATTCATCAATTTTATTTAATATGAATACCATGTTAACATATATATTCATTATATTACCATATTCTAATCCAGATGAACTATAGTCTGGGTCTATAAATGGAGAGCAATCACCTGAAAAAGACACATTTTCATATGTTTCCCAAAGTAATCCTTGTATTATATTAATTGTTCTTCCAACAACACAAAGTCTTGGATCTACTCCTACTTGCCACTTATATGCATACATCAAATTTGTATTTTGATCATAATCAATATTCAATAAAGGTGAATAATCTTTTAAATCAGCATTTGAGGTAACACATTTAGGTATTAAATAATTTTGAATATATGCTAAAAATGTACCTAATCTAACATAATAAGTTTCATCAGCCCCATCTTTATCGTCCCATGGAATAGAAATAGCATCCACAACTTTTAAAACCTCACCATTTTTGTCATAAATTTCAAACATAGAAGGTGATATTTCTGTCGTTATTGAAGGTATAAGATACTCATCTACATAATGTGTATTAAATAGTGCATCCCATCCCCATGATGTAAAATGCCCAATTTTTCTCCAAGTATTTTTTCTGTCAATTGTTTTATTTTGTTCTTTAGTAGTATCAGCTGATATATCTGAGAATGAAAAAGTTATTGAGTCATCAGTTTTGGTACCTTTTACTCCTACTCCATTTGCTAATTGGTATTTTAGAAAATAAAGAAATTGTCCTATTGAATTTTTTTTAGCATAGAAATCAATTAATTCATTATCATCTGTAGGTTTTTCTTCTGGTTTAGCTATATCAGTATTTAGAGTATCTTCTATAATAGCATTAATCTTTAAAGATTCAATTATATCTCCACTACTTATTAAATCTAAAGTGATATCATAACTTCCATCTTTTAAGAATGACCAACTAAAGTTTTTTACTTTAGCAAACATAGCATCATAATTTCCAAATGACTTTGCTCTGTTTTGATCAATTTTTTTAAGAAAAGTATTATACGATACTTTACCATCTAAAAAATCATAAGCTAAACTATTGTTTGAATTTGTTTGTAAAACTCCATTATTATCAAAATACATTGAGTTTCCCCATTCTAAAAGAACTGAATAGCCTAAACGTAGATATAAAACATCAATAATTTCCATTTGTGCCTTATTAAAGGCTTTCATTTTAATAGTTGCCTGTCTTAAAGATCCTCTATTTTCATGAGTAACGGATACTGTTTGAATACCCATCATTGGACTAATACCAAATTCATTTCCCCCTATTCCATATGCGTTATTACCTCCTAAAGGATCATTTTGGTAATTTATTCCTCCTCTTTGTTCGTTTGCAGTAGTATCTACAGTACCATTAAATAAAACATATTTTTTAGATAATTCAGATCCAGTAAGACCTAATCTTTTTATTGTAGGATTATTAATAGCTTCAATTTTATCTACATCTGTAGCAGATACTAATTTACACCAAGCTGTATTAGCATTTAAATATATTATTTCTTCTGGGGTCCTTGTAGTATTTATATATCCAGACCCATAAACTTTTTGTCTTTGAGCAATCTGTTTTATAATCCCTTCTGGGAAGCCTTCTCCTAATAAGTTCATTTTTTAATAACTATTTAATTGTTTAAAACTATTTAAAACATCAGCATAATTAGCTGGTATTCGTATTTGTATTCCTTCAGGTATAATTAATGAATCTTGAGGTAAATCTGAAGGTAAAGATGTTCCTGCTACTGCTGTATTAGCAATAGAAATAACCCACCATAATGATTGATCTCCATAATATTGATTTGCTAAAATATCAAATCTATCTCCTTGCGATGTATAAACATAAGTATCATTATCTGACAACGGTACCTCAGGATATCGAGTAGTTTGATAATTTGGTTTTTGATCTACTTTTAAGATTCTTATAGGTTGATATCTATTCATTGTTTATGGGGTTACTGTTCTACCGTTTGTATCAATAGTAACTTTTTTATTTGGGTCAATTCCCCAATTATATGTTTGGTTTGCTACAACAGTAGGAGTTCCACCTTGACCATTGGTTACTGGGGTTGTTAAGTAAGTAGGTGTTGCTAAAACCGCTGGGGTTGGGTTAGGTGGAGTTGGAGGATTTGGATTAGGGGTAGGTACAGGATCAGGTTGAGGATACTTAGCTATAGGGCCATAATTATTATATGCTGTATTTCCTTGATCTAAAGCTATATATCTTTCTTTACCATATACATTGTTATCTGTTAATACATTTCCTTCTGGGTTATAATTATTAACTTGTTTTCTTGGAACAAAAGTATGAATAGGAATAAAATTAAATCCATTAACTTTAATAGAGTGTGGAAGTTCTTTAACTGTATGATCTGAAGTCCCTTCATCATTTATACCTATTTCCCAAGTAGAATTATCATCATTCATTTCATAACTAAATCCTGTTATAACACCAGGTTGTTCATAAAAATATCCTCCAATAGTTAATGTTACTATATTACCTCTCATATATCCGTTAGCACTATAATCTGGTGCACATATTGAAGCTAGGTAATTTAATTTTTTGTACATTGGGATAAGCTCTGCTTTTGATTGAGCAGCTACAGTCCAAGATAATGAAACTTTTCTGTCAAACCCACCGTAAGTATAAAGATTTTCACCTCTTCCTACATATTTTGTACCATTCCATTCAGCATTATATGCATCTGATATTTGATTTAAAAATGCTCTAAAATGAATATATGTTTTTTTATTAGGTTGATCATTATCTATAACCCCTATTCTAAATTTAACTAAATCATTTCCATTTTTTTCATCAGGTGTATCGTTTAAATAAATAGGTAGTGCATTAACTTTATCATATGAAGTAGATGATGCATTTCCTCCTGAATAACCAACTATTTTTCCTGGATTTGAACCATTAGCATATGATTTTAAATTTTTCCCGTTTCTATAACCTGGATCTCCTAAATTAACTCTTCTTTCAATATTTTTAGTTTCATAATCTGGAGCAGAAGAAAGTATGTTATATGGATTTGAACCTCCATATTCTGAGATTTCATCATCACTTATTCTACTTCGTAATATTTTTCTAAAATCTTTTACTTTTTGGGTAAAACGATATGTTGAAGTATATTCATCATTTAATAAATCATCTTTAGTATATGTAGCATTATCTCCTGTATTTTGCCCAGTTATTGTTCCAATTGGTCCAGTTTGATTTGATGATTTATTAGTATATCCACTTAGCTGTCCACCAATTCCTGGATTTACAACAATTAATCCTCCTCCTCCTATAGCATAAAACCAATTAGATCCTATACCTGTTTTACTACTTACTGCTGACGATAATACTAATAAATTATCTACTAAACCTGGGTATAATTTAGATGCTCCTTCAAATGTAGAAGAAAAAGAAATATCATCTTTAATTTCATCACTTTTTAAGTATCCATCATAAATGTAATCATCTGGGGTTCTTATTACTTGCCCTAATTCATTTATACCTGTTTGATCTGGTGACTTTAATGAACCTGAAAGTGAACTTGAGACTGATAAACCCAAAGCATTGTTATAATTAATAACAATATTACTTTTTTCAACTTGAGAGTTTGGATCTCTTATTACTTGTCCAAATTCATTTATACCAGTTTGTGTTGGTGATTCTAATGAACTTGAGAATGAACTTGAGACTGACAGTCCTAAAGTATTGTTATAATTTATATTATTATATCTACTTCCGGCCTGGTATTTATTGTCTTTACCGTAATTTGGGTTATTTAACCCAGTTCTTTGATCTGCGAATTTAATATTAGTACTACCAATACCTAAAAAAGAACCTGGTCCTCCTTTATATGATAGTACATTAACATCAGTATTAGAAATAATAACTTTATCATTCCATAAACCTACTAATCTATTTCTTAATGATGGTGATGATGTTGTTGATGCTATAGATTGACCTCCATTACCGTTTGGAACTGTTGTAGTTGAGGTAATAGTTGAAGCTTCTGTAATATCTGTATTTGTTAATTTTACAGCATCTTCATATTTTGTAATACCACCTGTACCACCAAATGGATTTAATCCTTGTTTATTAACATGTAAACCAAATGCTGATCCTCCTGCTTGAATTAATGTAGATAAAGGTGTATAAATTCCTTCATTTAATATTCCTGTACTCGATTGAGTACGAACAGCCATTCTAGAAAGTAAATTTTGTTTTACAGTAAATAGTAAACCACTTGGGTTTCTTAAATCTGTAAAATATTTACCTAATCTAACTACATCAAAAGCTGAGTCAGTTAAAGCTCTACTTCCACCCCTTAAGATGAAATCCTGGTTTAAATAACCAAATTCTCCTATTTTTTCAGGGATAGGAGTTTTGATGTATGGTTGATTACTACTACCACCACCAATTCTATCCTTTCCAAACTTAAGAGACTTAAGATCGGTATAAAGGTTTATAAGTCCCATTTTTAAAGTGGTAAACTATCAGTATATTTTGGTGGTGTTACTCCATCTAAATCTAAAAATGAAGGTAATGGTAATATATTAATTACTCCATCATTATATGCTTGAAAAGCAGTGTTAACAGTTGTAAATAATGCTCCATTTAATGAATAACCTGGTTGGTTACCATCAACATGAAGTTTTGATAATTGTGTTGCTCCTGGGTTGATTGTTGGAGTTGTACCACTACCATATGATAATGGTGAACCTGCGGTTGTTAATTTAGTTAAAAGTCCCATTTTGTATTATTTTAATTTATTATAAATATTATGTTTATTGAATTTTATATGTATTCATAGCAACTGATGTTCCAAATTTAGTACCATTCATGCTATTTTCTACTACTACTGGTTTATTATTTGATCTAGCGGTTTCTTGACGCATTGCTCTCATTTCAGCTATAAGTGCTGAGTTATCTTGTTGTGGTTGAGGAGAATTACCTCCACTATTGTTGCCGCCACCTAAATTTGTACCTGCTATAACTGTATCGCTATTATTTAAAGAAATTGAGCCTTTAGGAGTTAGTAATGTTCTATTACCATATCCACCTTCAGACATAACGTCATCTCCTTTCATAAATTTATAACCTAAAGCAACAGTTCCTGCAGCTGCGGCTAAACCTAAAGCCCAACCTACAACAGGTATAGAGGATAAAGATTGAATAGCTTTCATAGCTGCTGTACCTATATTAGTTAATAAACTTCCTTTTCTAGTAGCAGCTCCAGCTCGTTCTGTTGCTAAATCTTGTTTACTAAATAAAGATTTTAATCTAGCCATAACTAAAGATCCAGTATCATATGTTTTTATAATAATCTTTTTAGCTATACTTTTATCGTCAAGAGTTAAAGCATATGATTTAATTCCTGCAATGCCTTGTTCTCTAATAAGTCCTGCTAATAATTGGGCATTGTATGCTACTCTAGTAAGAAAACTTTGTTTTTCCATTATACCTTGAACGCCTTTTTCTCTAGTAATAAAAGCCTCTTGCCCCATTTGCATAGCTTTTACAGCATAATTAGCTCTATTTACAGCTAAACTAGCAGTTTGCATAGCTTGTATACCTTTATACAATACAAATACTGGTAATAAGTATTTACCTAATTGCATAGCATATTTTACAATAGTACCCATAGCTCCTACTATTGGACCTACTATTCCCATAATATCAGCAAATACATCAAATACTGGCATTAGTGGTTCAACTAATGAAACAAGTAATTCTTTTAATTTTTCAATTGTTTGTGTAAAACGTTCTTGTACAGATTGTTGTTGGAATTGATTAGCTAATGCTTCGTCTCCTAAACGTTTTTTAGCTTCTTCTACTCCATATTGTTTTACTAAGTTATTATATTTTTCTTGAGCATCTTTACCTTCAACTCCAGACAATGCAACTAATGCTTCTTTATCCATCAATGACTTTGCTAAATCGTCCCTAGTTAAACCAGTTGCTTTAGCAAGTGCTTCTTGTTGAATACGATTCATTTTAGTAAATTCAGCTGTGCCGCCTACTTGTTTAAGTATTTCTGCTCCAGCACCTGCTATATCACCATTTATGGCTAATAATCTTGCTTTTTCTAAATTTAAATCTTTACCAGTAATTAATTCTGCTGATAATTCGTTACCTATTGATGATTCAAAGTCTAATAAACTTTGGGATATTTGATCAGCTTGTTCTAAATTGATACCAAACTGCTTTGCTTTAAATGCTGCTTCAGCTAATTTTTCTGTTGTTCCTCCAATTGATAATTTAATTGAATCAGAAACATTGGCTACTTCTTTTAAGAGTTGTTTAGCATTTATTGTTAATTTATTTTGACCATTTAATGCTGCTACGCTACCTAAAAATGATGCTGTATTATCTTCTAAACTTCCGCCTGTTGCTAAAGTTAATTTTTGAATACCAGCTAATTCATCATTAGTATATCCTGCTTGTTCTCTTAGTTTAGTAAATGTTATTAAATCTTCTTTATTTAATCTAGCATTAGAACCCAATACTTGACCAACAGCCATCATAGATTCTTGTAAACCTTTAGTTGTAACAGCAACATCTCCTGACAGATTAGCTATATCTGTCAATTCCATTCTTAAATTAGTAGCACCATTATAAGTTAAATCAAAACCTTTAGCTAGATCTCCAATAGCACTATCAACTGATTTAAATGTTGATATTAATTCTGTTACTAAAAAACCAGTTACTGCTAAAGGATCTGATAAATGAGTTTTAATTTGTTTTCCTACAGACGAAAAAGCAGCACCAAATGCTTGGGTTCTACTTCCTCCTTCTTTAATTTTTTCTTTAGCTAAGTCTAGTGCTTCATTAGCATTAACAACACCATTTAAAAATGGTATTTTATTAATACCATCTAATGCAGTTTTAGTTAAACCTAGTTTTTTATTTTCTTCATCTATTTCATTATTGATTTTATCTATACTAGAAATTAAACCATTAAATAATGCGTCCTCATCTTTTAAAGTACCAATTATATTTCTTTGAGCAATTTCAGATTTTGTTAAATCTTTATTAAGTTCTTTTCTTTTTGATATTGCTTCAGCTAATAATTTTAGTTCATCTTTAGATTTGTTATTTTTAAATAATAAATCCCTAATTTCTTTTTCATTAGCTTTAGCTACTAAATTTAATTCACCAATTTTATTTTCTAATAAATTACTAGCAGTTGCAAGTCTAGCTCTTTCTTGTAAAACTTGCTTTGATAAATTTTCAGCTTCTTCTTTTGATAATTTAGATATTTCTTTTTGATGGTATTGAACCTTATCAGCTATACTAGATAATTTATTAAAAGCTTTATTAGCTTCTTTAATTCCTACATTAGTATTATTAATTTCTTCAACTATTTTTCTAAATCCTTCAGCAGCATAACTAATATCAGATGTAAATTCTTCTGCTTCTTTTCTTAAACTATTTAATACAGTATTAGCGGCATTACCAGATTTAATAAGAGTATCGAAGTCTACTCCTTTAATATCTTTTCCTAAAAGATTAATGAGTCTTCTTAACTCTTCTATTTCTTTTTTATTTAAATCTGCCATTCTTTGGATAGTTATTTGTTATAAATATTAACTATTTATAAGAAGTTTTAGATTTTGGACCGGCAGTTATAGGTTTAGAAACACCACTCCAAGCACTGCGATTAACATTACCGGATGAATCTACTAATGTAGATGTATTAGAATTATTTGATGATTTTTCATTTGCTTCATTTTCTTTATCATAAAATTCCTTAATCTTATTATATGTAAATAAACGAAGCCAACGTGGCATATTGTAGATGGTATTCCAATCATATCCACCCTTACCATGAAAACAAATTTCATGGATTTGGGTAAATAAATTAGCTCTTGCTATTGGAGCAGTACTAGATGTCAGGCCAAAAAAACTTAATCCCAATTGGTATATCGACTCTAGCTGAATCGTTGGTGGGAAAAAAAGTTAAATCAACATCTGGTTGGTTTTCCTTAATATGTTTTCTTAATTCTCGTGAGTCTCGAGCGAGTAAATGATTATCAACAAACTCTCGAATTGTTTTTGTTTCTCTTTCTCCATTAACTGAAGTAATAAGATATTTTAAACGCGTGGAAAGTTCTGGAGATGAGTTAATATTAACTTTTTTAAGGCCGTCCAATTCAGCTTGTATCTTTTGTTCATCACCATGAGTTAGGATTTTATAAGTAATGTCTGTGTTGGTAGACGGTAAAGTAAAACTAAACTCGTTTACACCTTTGTTAGAATGTTCAAATGGTTTATTATCAATTTGAGTTAAATCAACTGTATGTTCAGTTCCATTATAATCAAATGTATAATCTTTACCATATCCTAAAATTCGTGCAGCTACCATGATAGCGTTTTTATCACCAGTGATTAAATCACTATAATTAATTTTAGATACTATTAATGCTTGTAATAATTTATCTAATACAATACCTTTTTGAATATAAGATTGATTAGATAAAATATCTTCATGTTTAGCGGTCATATAACACATTTCGATTTTTCCACTTGATAATGGGTTTTCGGATGGGTATAATAAACCTTTTGAAGGTAAGTCAATGATTTCTGTTGGGATATTCTTTTCCATAGCTTTTATTTAATGTAACTTGTTTTGTGATAAATATACGAAGAATAAAGGAGCTCACCAAGTTTAAGGTGAGCTCTTTTAAATTTATTTTTATCTTAGAAGTTTAAGATACAGTAATCCATTCCTAAACTAACTGTTAATTCTTGTGCTGTTGCGTCGTTATCCCAATCGTAATCACCAAATTCTGCTGATTTAATAAATGCACCTTTAATGATCCATTCAGATACGATATCACCTACAGGACCTAATACGTTAATAGTTACATCTTTCTTATAAAAATCTGAATAACCATCACGACCAGTTACTGATTCATGATGTAAACGAACCCATTCCATTACTGATTGAGCACCAGATGGAGTGATAGGATCAAATAATGTCATATCGATATCTTTCCATACTGCTCTACCTTTAATTTTACGGTAAACGTTGATGTGGTTTAATTTAATTTCATCCATTGTTACACCTACTGCACCAATTTTTTTAATTGTATACGAAGGGATTCCATCAACATACATAATGAATCGGTTTTTTACTTTCGGTTCAAATGCTGTGAAAAATATCTCGTTTGGGTCTAATAT